CTTGGTCTGACAATGGGTCTAATGATTTTTTAATCACTACTGGCTGTTCTACTACATGCGCGATTGCTGGATTATTCTCAGCTTTAACTTGATAATAATTTTCTATCACTGGTATTGTCTTAGGTATTTCTGGTATTTCGATTTCTTTCTTCTTTGTTTGCGCTCTTTGCGAACTATCGACTTTCTTCTTTTCTGCATCGGATAATTTTAAATATGGTACATATTCTTTTCCTCTTGCTTTCATATTATCTTGCCTTCTTCTACATATTACACATACTCCACGTGAAGTTATTTCAACATTCTCACGACCACAATCTGGGCAAGTGCCTGTTGTGCTGTTTGACTTTTTCATCTTCCTATTCTCCTTTTTAATTTCAATTTGTTTTAAAACCTCGGGTTTAATGTATTGAGTTATTGGTTTGAATTTATCTTTTACTGCTAACACTGTAATCGCTGTTTTTGTTTCCTTATTATATATAACTTCAATATTCCCGTCTGTTATATATCCCATTTGATTGGATTTTCTAGTCGTATAACAACAATGCCTATACAGGGCGTCGTCTTTAATTAAATCATCTTTTCCGTACCATTTGACGGAGCTTCTCATTAAATTTTTCGTATTATATATACTCTCATCTACTTTTCTTTCGAGTAATCTCATTTTCGCATGATCAGTTAATCTCATCTCACTTGGTAGTTTTCCCATAATTTCCTCCTTTCTTATATTATAATATGCAATCTTTTTGAATGGGAGTATTGTTTCATAAGTTATAATTCTTACCCCCATTAAAAAGATATGTTAAGGATTCCTGCGTCCCTACATTTATATTATACAACAATTTTAACAACAAGTCAATAGGTTTCTTGTCTTTTTTATAAAAAAAAAATTACGCTCGTATTTTTAATAAAGTCGAGCGTAAGAAAAAGTCTTTTAACAACTGGCACTTGTACATATATTATAACATATTTCTCAACTATTGTCAAATTTAGTAGTTTACATAACGCTGAAAGCCTTGTCCTTACTGCAACAGCGGGTTTGGGTAAGACAAGAAATATTTTGTCTAAATTTCAAAAAATCTATTGAAAAAAATTAAATTTTATTATATATTATTTATAAGAAAATAATTTTAGGAGAAAAAAAATGAGAAATTATTCAGACGCAGAATTTTTTGACGCACCATTTCGTGGGGTAACTAGCGTCCTAAATGCAATTTTTGGTAATAAATTTGAAAATTCAAATATACCTGAACATATATTAAAAGCTGCTGGTGAGCGTGGTACAGCAGTACACAAATATATCGAAGAATGGCTTAACTGGTATAATATGCGTTTTAAAAAAGAAGATGAAGCTGAACCACATCTTGGTTTAGAATATGCTGTATATGAAACGGTTTGGAAAGAATGGTTAGACGAAAGAATAAATTGGGATATATGCCCATTATTTACGGAACATAAAATTATAAATAAAAAATTAGGAGTAAAAGGTATTATCGACTGTATTGCTATGGTTAATGGTAAATATTGTATGATAGACTGGAAAACAAGTAGCAACTTAGACGAGTGGTCTACTGAATGTCAACTTCAATTATATTATATGATGTTACTAAAAGGTAGTAAAGAGGAAAGAGAGATAGCAAAGAAAATCGACGAGCTTAGATGTTTGAGTTTAACTAAAACCGGTTATCGCTGGTTTAAGTTCCCTATAGATAAAAAATTAGGTAATGCTATATTAGAATTATGGAATAAACATTTCAGAGAAATAGCAGAAGCAGAAAAATTAAAGGAGAAAAAATTATACACAGGTGGAATAGTGAGAAAGCCGGTGATATTATGAAAATAAAGAACAGTAATTTAGAATGGTATGTCCTACGTTGGGACTTTAATAACAAAAAAGTAGTAAATTATAATATATTAGAAGGACTTGCTGAAGATATTGCAAGAGAAGTAAGAAGTAAAAGCTTATATGATAAAAGTATATTAAAAGAATATTTAAAGACGGTATTCATGTATAATTATTGGAGTAAAACCGAGTGCGAGTTTTTTGTTTCGGATTTGCACGGAGATGATTATGAAAAAATTGATATGTGGAGACAAATTGAACCAAATTTGGACCGAATTGTAGACTATGTTGACCAGAAAATGGAATTGAAATTTGAATAAAAAGAGGTGTGCGTATGAGTGATAGAGTGTTCACTAAAGGCGACTGTATGGACTGGTTGGATACTATTCCAGACGAAAGTGTTGATTTATGGATACTGGACCCACCGTATAATGTTTTAACAGGTAATATGAAGAACAAAAACGGAGCAGCAGTATTCCATTCAAGATACACAGCTAGAGTGTCTCCTAGTGAAAGTGATTTAGAAAAAGGAATAGTAACACCAAGATTTGAAATTGCTATACCATGGGAGGAACAACAAAAATTAGAAGATTATCGAGAAACTTGCTATAAATGGTATTGTAAGGCACATGCTAAGCTGGTAGATGACAGTTTTATGTTCATATTTTGGAGTATGAAATATTTATATTTGGCATATCAAATTTTTGATGTTAATAGAGTTGTATTCTGGCAACAACCTAATATGGTAAGTAGCATATCCGGGGATTTCTGTTATGATATAACACCTATTATAGTAGTAAGAAAAGGTAATGCTAGATTAAATAAAGAAGCGGGTTTATGGGATAAAAGTAGTGTGCTTAGATTTACAAAGCCACAGGGTAATTACAAAAAAGATAAATTATGTCATCCGTCTCAAAAACCAAGAGAATTATTGGAACATTTAGTTTGGCTTAGTGATAAAGACCATGACGGTTATGTCATTGGAGATTTCTTTGCTGGATCAGGAAGTCTTTTGCGTGCAGTGAACAACGCTGACGTAATCTTGTGTGATAAAAATGACGAATACTATGATAAATTTTTTGATACTTATGTAACAGACAAAAGAATATATACGTGTAGAAAAGAATATTTAAAGAAATAATATAAAGTAGGTAGAGTAGAAAGGTAGGAAGTAGCATGTTAAAAATAACAAAATTAGATTTTGAATTAGGAAAGAACACAGAGAAAATCCCCAATGGACTTTGGTATGTAGTTGCAGACTATGTTAAAAGAGGGGAGGACTCTTATGATAGGGCGAAAAGAAGATTTGCTGTAACTACGATTGTATCTGAACTGAACGAGATACGTGAGCGTGATAATACAGACGAATCAGATTTCCGTCTTATTTTAATGACTGAAATAAATCAAATTTATAATAAATATAAAGACCTGACTATATTTGAGCAAGATATAATTAAATATATAGTTGAGATATTTAAAATCTTAACAGACGGAGGTGTATTGTAATGAGTAAATTTGTAGAGTTTACATTCTGCGAGTTGCCTGAAACACCCCGCGAATTTAACATAGATAAGTTTAGAGCAGGAGACCCCGAACAAATAAAACTATATAAAGACTCTAAAGTTCCAAGAAGAAAAAAGGTATTAACATACGAGCAAATAGAAGAAGATGATGATTTAAACTGCGCCAGAGTTGTGCCTGAAGACTGCATGTTCATAGATTTTGATAATTCTGACGAAGCAGATGAAATGCGTGAAATAATTATACACGCTGGCTTAAAATGTTTAATACTTGAAACCACCCATGGTTATCACTTCTTGTTCCGTAAACCTGATTTTTATAAAAAAGAAATGACTGGTGCTACCAACTGGTTTGGTTATAAATTTGATACTAAAGGACCTGGTGCTGTTCAAATTATTAGAGTCTGTGGTATGACTCGTGAAGAAAGAATGAGCTGGGACATCAGTGAGCTAATACTACCTAAAAGTCTTGATATTGACACATTAGATATTTTACCTTACTGGCTTTGGGGAAAGCTTAAAGACACAGACTTACATAAAAAAGGAAAACCGGGCGAAAGCGAATACACGCTTACCGACAATCCGTTCACACAGTTAATGAAAATGACAGATGGAGGAAGACATAACCATATTGTTTCTCATTGTAGCTTTTTTGCATTAAGCAATGGTTTTGAAATGCAAGAATTTAAAGACTTGATTACTGCAATTCATGATAGATACTTAGTGAAACTTGGTACACCAATGCCTGATAGTGACTTGTTTGGTGATTTAGACACACGTTGGTCTGACTATGAAGCAACTCTTACCAGTAGCGGATACGAATATAAAGAAAAGGAAAGACGTTGGGCTAAAGTAGGAAAGAAGAAAGCAGAAAAAATAGACGAGCGTCGTGCTGCTGAATGGTTGTTCAAACAATATGATTTTTATGGATCAGAAGCAGGAGTAGATGGTGTTTTCAAAAAATTATTTTATAAAGACTTAGATGGACCGTATGAATACAAGACTGATTTGACTGTACCTAGACAATCTCTAAAAGAATATAGTGAACAAAATTTTAAAAAGACATTCTTTGAAGAAGTGGAGGGACAGGTTATGCAGATGTGTGCGGAAAATAATAAACGAATAAAACGTAGTGACGTATATATAATAGTCAAAAATAAAGTATTATCTTGTATTACAGACGACGCTTATGATTTTTCTTGGCTTGGTACTAGACCACCAACAGATGTAGTATTACCTTGGAACTGGTACTCAAGAGAATGGGTAGAAAAACACGAAGAAGATTTAGGAAAACAAATTACTTGGTTTATATCGCAATTATCAAGAAACTCAAGAGGAATACCACAGCCTCTTGTTCAAGATTGGCTTTGGGTTATTGCTGGGGCTAGTATGATACCCGCCAATTCACTTCAAAAAATAATTGTTATGGCAGGTGGAGGACAAAACGGAAAGAGTTTATACACAAGCTTAATTAGATTATGTTTAGGTGACGAAATGTTCAATGAAAGTAAAATATTTGACTCTAATCCACAAGAAAAATTTTGGGGTGAAGATTTAGATACTGGTATATTATGTGTAATTGATGATATGCCTAGATTATACAATCGTGAAGCGTTCTCATATATAAAAGGTGCAATTACTGGTACTGATACTGTATATATAAACGAAAAATTTAAGCCTAAGAAAAAACTAGAAGTATTACCTCAGATTATTGCTTGTACTAATGCCGAATTTGAACTATATGATAAAAGTGAAGGTATGCGTCGTAGAGTAAAAATATTACCAACAGAATTTCATGTACCAGATGATGTTAAAGATGGAGATTTGCAACACAAATTAGTATTGAACGTAACTACACGAGAAGAAGTGGCTGAATACAAAATGAAAGAGAGTGCATTTGGTGACAGGGGTAAACGAGTTATGAACATGCACACTAAAGAAACTGGAGTATTAAAAAGCTTAGAAGACGGTCCACTGGCTTGGTTTGCTAATAAAGCTCGCTATATGTATATTGACTGGTTAATGAATAAATTAGTATTAGAGGACAGCGAGGGAATGAAAGAAAAAATGGAAGGTACATTTGCAGGTGGATTTGACGTAGAGTTGACAGGATTTTTAGAGTGGTATATAACTGAACGTAAGGAAAGTATTTGGACTAAGGATTTATATTTAGAATATCAAGACTGGCATACCGAAATGGCAACAGGAGAAGTAATGATGAATGAAAGAGCATTTGCTAGAAATCTTAATAAAGCCATAATAGCAATGCAAGATAAAGGCTATAAAATAATCATGAAGAAAAAGAAAAATGATAAAGGTATGAGTTTAAATAAAATCTTAATTGGAGATGAAGCAGAAGGCGAGAAATAATAGCTCGCCTTAATTCAAAACTATAAGTGAACAGAAGGAGGGGATTTTATGCCAGGTGGTAAGAAACCTAGTAAAAAGAAAGAAGAAGTAGATATGGGAAAAGCACTCGAAGGATTTCTTAGAGGAGACAGATATACTGACGACGAAAGATATAGAAAAAGTGTTGAAAATATTTATAAAAAATTAAAACCTATCTGGACGCAAGAGTGTAAAGACGCAATTTGGCTTTTACAGGACGATTATGTTCATACTGTAGCAGAAATTATATATTTAGATGATCAAATGGGAGGTAATTTAGACCCGACCAGTTTAAGTGTAGAGAAACAAAATTTATTAGGCTGGAAGCAAGTTCAATCTGTAATAGAAAAGTACAGGGCGCAGGACTACTCGCTAGTAGATGATGAAAGTATTAAAGCTATATTATCGAGTATAATTAAGAACAAACAGGCACGTGACGCAGACAGATTAAAAGCTATTGAAATGTATACCGGAATGTATGCAAGTGGTAATATTGAAGGTATTACATTTGTTAATGATTTGTATAGAGGTGAGTTCAAAGATAAGAAAAAAGACGAGGAGGAAGCGGATGAGGAGTAAATTAAGTGACATTATCCTACCTAACTATTGGGATTTACTCGAAGACGGTATTGGTGATCAGTTAGAGCGAAGCCGTAAACTGTTCTTACGTGGAGGACGTTTCTCGGGGAAATCTTACTGGGCCGCCCATCATATTATTTTAACTCTTTTGGCTCTAGCTGCTGTTCACAAAGAAGGAGATCCGTGGGCTTGTTGTCTGGCATTAAGAAAATATAGTAATACATTAAAGACGAGTGTGTACGCAGAAATTGCTAATGCTATAATAAATTTAGGTGTTGAAGATAAGTGGCAAATGCTTGTAAACCCTATGGAGATAAGACTTAAAGGGACTAAGACTGTAATAAAATTTGCTAACTTGAACACCGCTGAAGACTATGGAAAAGTTAAGAGTATTAAATGGCCCGGTGGTTACTGCCGAATGATATGGTTTGAAGAAGCCGATCAATTTCAATCTAAACACGACGTAGACCAAGTATTACTATCGTTATATCGTGGTGGTGACATATTTGAAACTATATTCACTTATAATACGCCGTTTAGTCCATCACACTGGTTAAATGTAGGCTGGAATAACTCGCGTGAAATGATAACTGAAAGTGACGGAAAGGAAAAGAGAGTAAAAGAAAAGGTTTATTTCAAACATGTAAATTTATATGATATACCCAGAGGTATCGTACCTGAACAAGTTTATGATATGGCTGAAGCAATGCGTGAAGAAAATCTACAAGAGTGGAAACATGTTATCATGGGGGAGGTTGGAGACCCGGCTACCATGGTGTTCCCTAACTTAAAGCCTGTTAGACGAGAGGACGTAGACTTTTCGGAATTTGGTATGGGGGCGTCGTCGTGGCGTTGGTTTGTTGGTATGGACTACGGTTATCGTCCGGACCCTACTGTATGTGTGGTTGTAGGTTATAATAAATTAAAAAAAGTCTTATGGATAGTTGATGAGGTACGTGGAGTAGGCTGGTCAGAAGACGGTATTTATATGAACACGGTTGAAATGCTAAAGCGTGGAGGAGTTATGCCCGGCTCAGTCACAGTGAGTAGTTTAATAAACTCTGAAATAGATAACAGAATTATAGATGGTTTAAGAGCGAAGGGGTTGAACATCTACCCGGTCAAGAAAGTCTCTGGGTCGAGAGACATATCGTATCAGTTCTTAGTTGGTGGTTATGGAGACGTAAGAGAAATCTGGATTGATAGTGAGAAATGCCCCGGCTGTTGGGCTGAGTTTGTTGGTGCTGAGTTTTTGCGTAGAGATATAGGCGGACGTGAGGTTATAATTCAAGAGTGGCCTACGGTTGATGACCACGGTATTGACGCAACGAGATATGCAACGATTGATTTGTGGATGGGACGTGCTGTTACTGGGTCGAAGCGACATTTGTTATAGTAAACAACGCACTTGAAAGGAGGTTATGGAGTTGATTGGTATAGGTGATTATGATAAAGTGAACAGGCGAAAAGTCAGGACTAGAGTAGATCAAATATTATTTTATGGGCGTAAGTATAGGCGTGATAAGAAGACCCGGCTATATGGTCTGCACATCTGGTGAGCGAAAGAGGCTTCATGTGGCTATGTGGGAACAGGCAGCGGGAAGGGAAGTACCTCCCGGTTGTGTAATTCATCATTTGGACTGGGATAAAAATAATAATGTAATAGAAAATCTGGTTTGTGTAACGACTTGGGAACATAATATGATACACAACCCTCCCGGTGGTAGTAATGTGGGAGGTAAAGAGCTGGGATATGAACTAAAAAAGGCGAGAGGTCTTGACGTCCCTCCCGGTCTGTGATATAATAAGTGTAGTGTGAATGTTTTTATTTGGTATTTTTATTAAATAAAACATAAAAGACTGGAAAGTGAAAGCTTCCCGGTCTTCTTTTTTTTAATATTGTTTACAATATAGCGCATGGTGTAATCGTTTTAATATTTCATAATTCATTTCTGGGGTCTGGTTTTTATACCCGGTCTGTTTAAATATTTCAAATATTTCTTTTTGAAGTGGTCTGGTGTATTTTAAACTGAACTCCATGTAGTCTGGGTTGGACTTGTACCACCACCCGGTGCTATCTGGAGTGGGGTAAGAATATACCCCGAGTGAACAAGTGTGGAGTAATTCTGCTAATGCAGATTTCATTGTTTGGTGAGTATCGTTAGCGTATGTTGACCATCGGGTGTATAAATCTTTAGGTATTTTGAATAAACGAAATAGATTTGACATATCGTCTGGGGTTAAGATCATATATTATTATCTCCTTTCTATTGTATTGTTCTGATTATATGGTGTGTGTCATTGGTCGGGGTGTATGATTGCCCGGTTGGATTCTCTGGTGAACGTACTCCCGGTGGGTAGTGTAGTCCACCCGGTGCGTCATGTGGTATAAATTGCTGAGAAGCAGAAACAGGAGTGAACTTTTCTAGTAAATATATTATTTCTTGTGATAATGACCTGTAATCTCTCTTGGCTGCCTCGGCTAGTGTGGTATATAGGCTATCTGGTATAGTAATTGTTAATCTGTGTGCCATTTTATGAACCTCCTTTCTATTGTTTATAAATTTTAAAAAATATGTGGTGATAAATGGTGAACTTTGTTTCGAGTGTCACCATAGTTTGATTATAACATATATAATTTTGTCTGTCAATGGTGATGTGTGTATAAAAATGAACCGTGTATTTTTGGGGGGTTGCTTTAAATCGGGTTTAGAGCAACCGCTTAGAGCGAAGCAGGTTTGAGGCGTGTCGGTTGCTCCAAAACGGATAATTTACACGGGATATATATTTTTGTGATTCTATCAAACCAACATACTATAAAAAATATATAAGTAATTATAAATTTATCAACTTGGAGCAACCTTAGAAAGTGTAGTAGTGTTACAGTAGTATAGATATATAGGGTTTAAGAAGGTTGCTCCAAAATCGTTGCTCGAAATTGAGAAATATGTTTATAACGAGAAAAAAATTTAATCGAAAATCAAGAACATAGCTTGGTTGCTCCAAATTTTTTATAAACAATTTGCTTGGAGCAACCGCCCTATTTTGGAGCAACCGAGGGTTTTTAAAAAATTCCTCAACAGTAAAGTGAACAAGGATGGGGCAGGACAAAAAATATATTTACATAAAATGGGGTGAGCCAAAAACCCACCCCAAATTGTTTATAAATTTTTGAATTAGATCCAGGTTCGATCAATCTGTTCACTTTTAGACCACGCTGTCAATTTCTTGATTTATATGCTCATCAAATACATCCCAAAGAGTTTCATTACACTCCAAATTAGTTACGATTTCTTTAATCTGCTTGCGAGTAAGGGTCACACCTTTTGCTTCAGCATACATTTTTACATAGTCTTTTAAGAATTCTTCCATAAATATCATCTCCTTTCTAATTTTTTGAATTCACACTGGGGTATGAATTCTCCCCAGCGTGAAAAGTGAACAAGCGTGGGGCAGGATAAAACACACGGACACAAAAAATTAAAATAACATTTGCTCCTACCGAACATTTGTTCCGAGCAACGCCCCGAGGGGCTAGAAAAAAGAGGCTTACGCCCCTTTCTCCTCTGCTTTCTTCATAAATAGTCTATAATATTTATGCCCTTTGTAGCCCATGACTACACCTTGATTTGAAACAGCTAACCATTCCGCTGCACGAAGTGGTTCAATATACAACTGTCTTGCATCTTTTAGACTACATCCGATGACATTTGCAACAGCAGTTGATGATAAGCGACCACGCTCTGCAACTTTGCACATAATGGTGAATTCTTTTTGTGATAATCCTGTTTCACCGTCAATGCTAAATCTTGAGTCTAGAAGACTGTTCACTCTGTTTACTGTTAGAGTCTTATATCCCTCAGATTTCATTGCTGATTTCATAGATTTGGCTAGGGATAATGCTGTCCTCGGTACACCTTTACTTGCTTTAATAATTGATGGAATGGCTGCTGGATCAAGATCAGGATTTACATTGTGAACAATTTGTATTAGCTCCGCTTCACTATAATCCTGCAACTCTACAAACTTACATCTGTTAATAAATGCTTCGGGTAAAGGTGATAGAATATTTGTTGCGAATACAAACCTTGCCTTTGGTAATGCTAAGTCCATACATAAGTCTGTATCGTAAAATGTACCTTTATCTATAATTTTATATAGTCCCTCAAGCACTGCCGGTCTTAAACTGTGTATCTCGTCAAAGAATAATATGTCTCCGTCCTCAGCTTCTTTGATTGGCTTCAACATACTGTTCAACCTATCACTTCTCATCTGGGTTGTGTCTACTGTTTTAGCTCCTAAGCTTTCAGCAAACATTGTCTTACCAAACCCTGAGCTACCATAGATTAGAAGCGGTTGCTTTTCATATAAGTACCAGTCTTTAATTGAAAGCTTTGCTCTCTCTTGTCCTACTATTTTCTCAAACATACGACCTCACCTCCTTTATATATTATATCATATTTTATAAACAATGTCAACATTTTAATCGACCTCCTTTTTAAATATTACATCCCACGCATCTCGTGGTGCGTCCGGTTGTTCACTTTCCATAGCCTCACCTTCAGTTGATCTATCTAAACTGATCCATTGGACATGGGATAAGTAGTAATCTCCCTCGTCTCTACCTGTGATTGTATATGTACAATGCTCTTGGAAGTTTGCCATAGTTGAAGTTTTCCATATCCATGTTGTGTTATCTTTTGGGTTGTAGAATACATACACATGAGTTGTACCATACTTTGTGCGTACAGGCACGTCATGTTTTAATATTACGTTTTCTAAATATATTCGTCCTGACATTTACTCCACCCCCTTTAAGTTGAATACTATGTCCCAACAATCAGGATTTAATCCAGAAGACTGTTCACTTTCGACATTTAATCCTGCTAGGATTTCTGCTGGGGATTTAGCTTCTTCCTCTATCTCTGCTACTTCTGCATATTCACTCAACTCATCTTCTTCTGGGTCTCTTTTTACTGTTAGGAATTTTAATACGGTATCGTCCTTACGGAATTCTGTTTCTAGTTTGGCTATTAAATCTGATCCAGCCTTACCTTTATAAGTGAACACTGCGTACCAACCGTCTTTTACTTCTACGCCGTCTCTTTTAAATGAATACGCTAATTTCTTTTTACCCATTCTATCTACTGTTCTAAATAGTCCACCGAAGTCTGTTATCTTTTTAATGTAGTGGTCTACACAAGGTTTGTATTTACTATCCTCTATTCTTCCGTCAAAGATTAAAATTGTTTCATAATAATTCATAATATCAACTCCTTTCTAATATTCTCTCCATAAGTTTCTTGCAAATTGGTCTGCGTTTAATAAATCTCGTTCAGTTATATGTACTATATCTTCAAATCCTGTCTTCTCTGGGTCATAAATTAATTTACCACAATTACTTCCGTAATCTTCGTCTGCATATCTTACTTCAAATCTAAAGCAGAAGAAGCGGGCTAGCTGTTCATATATTGGATACGGTGCTGACCAAGCAGTGCTGAATACAAATGTGATTGTTGAAGTACCAACTTTTACATATCCGTCATAACAATTCCATTTTGTACCCCAGTACTTATTGTGCCAAGCATACCAGTCAAACCAAGGTCTGTCTTTGTCCTCCATTACGTGGCTGTCCTTGTTCACTAAACAATCTGGATCACATTCTTCTTTCCTCCTTGGCTCTGCTATTACTTTGTCAAAGTCAAAGTGTCTGTTTAAGGGGTATATACCATCCTCTCCTATCTCTGTTGTGAATTTGTTTAATATAAACTCTTTATCTTTTGCACTTAGTTTTGAAAACTTTAATACATTTCTTACATGATTTGGCATATTCATTTCCTCCTTTCTAACCTGCACTATATTGTTGGTACAACTCTTACGCCTATGCAATTCCAATCAGATGTAGTGTGGTTGTTTCTGTTCTTCATGAAGTGTGTTATTGCTGCCCAGTCCCCTGCTTCAGCTTTTGTCCATTCATCCTTCTTGTATTTGTTCACTTTCTCAATCTTAGCTAAATAATTTTTAATTAAAACACTTCGTTGCTGGTCTGCTCTTGGTAGCCTGCCTGTATCTTCAAAGTTTATTACATAGTAGAATTCTTCACTTGCTATTACAAGTGTGTTTCTTATTATTAGGTCGTCCCACATTGGTTGACTAAAACTGAATATATGCTTTGTTGTTACATTTCTTTCCTCATTTAGAATATCTGCTTCTGCTAATCCTCTCCAGCCTCTGTTCTTATTTAATAATAAATACTTCATTTCATTCATTTTACATTCCTCCTTTATATTCCATATATTAGGTCAAAGGCGTCAACCTCAACCCCTATCTTTCCTTTTGGTTTATCTTTAGATTTCTTGCTTTGGTCTCTTATAGGTTTCTTCATTTTCATAGCCATTGAAGCTAGTGTCTTGGCACATTCGTTGTTCACTTCTATACTCCATTCTTCTGAATAATCTGGGACTTCGTAGCCCCCCTCCTTAATTGTATCTACTATGTCTAAACTTAATCTGCCTATGATTACACTAGCCATTGTGTCTGTGTTTTCTACTGATACATTTGCGCTAGTACCTTTTGGTTTATATACTTTATACATAATACTTCACTCCTTTCTACATATCTATATCCAATATTTGAATATTTGGATTTATTTCTTTGGCTCTGTTTAGCCAATAAGAATTCTGTCCTACTAAAACTGTTCTTCTTAATAGTTTAAGTTTATCCTTGCTCCAGCTCAAGCACCCTCCTCCGTCTGTTACTCCTATTGGTGAATATCCTTTCTGCTCTGCTAGGTAGCATAGCTCGATTGTTCTGTCACCGTCGTCGTCAAATCCTGAGCTTGCATGAATAGACATAAAGTCTTTGAATTTACCTTTGTAGTATCCGTCACCATGTTCAGTCTTGTATGGTTTTATTGGACACTTGTGGTCATAGTCATATCCTGCAAACCATTCGCAAGGACAATTCATTGCTTGTGGTATACTCTTTGAGATGATTTCTTTAAATGTGTTCATTTCACCTGACATACTTCCTGATGCATCAAAGACTAAATACAACTCAACTCTACCTGCTGTCTTACCTTTGAAGATACAACCGTCTCCCATTTGGAGCATACTTGGTAGTCTGTATGTCCTGTCTCTTTTTGTTGTAGCAAGTCCGTTTAATTGTTTTGTTAGTCTACCCATTTTAAGTTTCTTTCTTTTAAGTCTATTGATTTCATTCTCATAGTGGTCTGCCTCGTCTTTCTCAATGAATTCTTTGCTATCTATTTTATCTAGCTTGCTCCAGTCTGTTTTGTCATGTTCACCTGCTGGTTCTGGGTCTACTGTATCTGGTCTTTCCATTCCGTCTTTTTCTTCTGGCTTTCCGTCTTCTGCTTTTGACTTTGTATCTTCTTTTGTTGGAGGTGTTTTGCCACCCTCACTGTGTCCTTTAGCTTTGCTGTCGTCTTTCTTTTTTCCTTTGTCGTCTGTCTTATCTTTCTTCTTGTCGTCTCCTTTGCCTTTATCTTTTTTGCTTTCGTCCTCTGACTTTTTGTCTCCTGTGCCTTCTCCCTCGCCTTCGCCTTCTTCTCTTTCTTCTGTACTTTCCTTTTCTTCACTCTCGCCTGTGCCTTCTCCTCCCTCGTCTTCTCCGTGTTTGTGTTTTGAATACTCGTCTAGCATATCCTCTAGGTTGAATGTTTTGAATGTATATCCTAAACTATTTCTGTTTCTCATTTGAGCAAGGTTGTTCACTGCTGTTTCAACTAGCTCTGGAAACATTTTAGACAAACTGTCATGCACTAGGATGTCCATTATAATATTGACTTCGTCTTTTGTTACGTGGAATTCGTCCATTGTTTCTTCTTCGTTCAATTCTTCTAGGTATTTAAAAAATCTGTTGTGGTGTCTTAGCTCCATGTGAAATTTCTCATGCCATAATAACCATTTAAGCATACCTTGATTATAGTCTGGAAGTATGCGGGCTAGGTTATCCTCGGTGTTCACAAATAATCTGTTACCGTCTGTGAATGCTACTGCATTACCTATGTCATGTATCAATGCTTTTTCATAAATGATAGCAGTCTCAATTTCCTCGTGACTGCTACCTACTAAGAATGGATTAGCCATATTACTCATCCCCCTTTACTATTGCTTTGATTTCTTCTTCTGATAGTATATTACTGAATTCTTCTAGTAATTCCTTTTCGTCTTCTATGTAATCACCTGCCCATAGTACCCTGCCGTTCTCTTTAAATGCTTCGTATGTTTCTCTACAAGCTTTCAATGCTTTTGCTGGGTCAACTGATTTAACTTTCTTTTGTATGTCATATAACTTGGCTGTTAGTGCTGAGCCTATCTTACTTGAAATCCATAGTCCGTCCATTTCGTATGCGATTACTTCAAGTATTCCGTCAATGTCTCTTGGTGGTATATCCTCGTCAAGTAATACATCAATGTATTTGGCTACCTGTGGAATGTTTTTCCATTTCTTCTTTAAGTAGTCTTTAGTATCTTTCTTATTTGATTTCAATTCAAAGATGTGAAATCTGTTGTGTAATGGTGTTGGGATGTCGTTCAAATATACTGTACCGTCTTCACCAGTCGCTAGGTTACCTGCACCTACGATTTGTGCGAACTCTAAAGAGTGTCCACACCAATTTCTTTTCTTTGGGTCTGGGTGGCATATAGAGTAACAAGCATTCAATACCTCTGGAAGTGCTTGGTTCATTTCGTCAAAGAATAGTATGTAACCTTTACCTTTGGTTTTGAATAATGGAGCAAGTCTTTCGTCCAATAGTCTTGTAAAGTATTCAACTGCTTTCTCCACTTCTTTTGCGTGTGGTATACCTCCCATAGCCTCTGGCATTTCTGTTGCAAGTGAGAATACTATTGTTTTAAGTCCGTTTTCCTCTCCGTATTCTTCTACTATTGCTGACTTACCTATACCTGATTTACCATAGGCAAAAATGTTCATACGGTTTCCACCGTCTTTAAGTAAATTTTTGTATTGGCTTGGAGTAATTGTCTCCACTGCTCTCATTTTATCTGCTATCATAAGTTCCATGATTAGCTCCTTTCTTATGGTATGTGGATTAGATTAAACCCGATCGGGTTGTCCATATACCGTTCACTTTTAATTATATCATAATTTTAATTAAAAGTCAATATCATATCATTATCTTTTGTGTGCAATATGACAAGTTATTGGTTAGAGTGGTTTCGCTTGTTTTTACACTCTGCAAGGGGGTATCATTAGCCCGCCTTTATGTCTGGGTACAATTCTGTTCTATTTCCTATAGATTTTTATATCTGTTGGGCAATAACATTTGTAGTCGAATATATCCCAACTTTCTACAATAGATTTGTAGTGTCTGTTGTTACCGATTTCAAAGTTTATGTCTTTTAACCTTTGGCGTACAATTTTGTTCGCTTGCTTTTTACTCATTCTGCTGATAGATTTTGAAATTGGTGTGTGCTTGCGTGACCTGCTCATATTATTTTACCTCCTTTTTCTGTTTATATTCTACAAGTTGTTGCTTCCAATATTCGTATCGTTCTGTGTTGCCTCTACGTTTTGCGTCTGCCATGTTGCAAGTTATTCTGTGATATTCTTTGTTGGCTTTATTGAATTTGTTAGCTTTGTCACTTGCTTTTTGTTTGTCTTGTAATGCTCTTTCAATTAAGTTCATAAAACTTACGAAGTCGTCGAAGTTAATTGTAGTAGTTGTGTTGTCATACCAAGTGACTGTACATTTTTTGTCTTTATTCTTTCCGAATAATCTTTTTTCATTCATACCGATTAAGTTTTCCATTTTGATTAGTAAGTTAATATCTTCATTTTTTAGTATCATATTATTTTACCTCCTTTGCTATGCGGTGGACTTCCTCGTCGGTCAATCCCACTGTTAGCCATTCCTCTAAGTCGCTATTGTCTATTGCCCACCTTGTTATTGAAATATTGCCATGGTGATATGCACACCCCCAGTAGTACTCGGTCTCGGCGTACCTTTTTAGCATGTCTTCGTTTCCTGTAGTCCAGTATGATATTGAATATATGGCGTCACTCTTTTTAAGTGTATCTATTATATTTTTTAGTTCGTCCATGTTACTTACCCTCCTTTATTATTTTAGGGGCGACCTTGTTGCCACCCCTATTTCTTAGAGTTTGCAACTTTGCTTGCAACTCTTTTTATGTCTTTGTCGTTGCTGTCTTCTAGTGTTGTGAATATTTGCTCAACTTTGTCGTCAATTTCTGTTGGAATATTATCAATGTCAATTCTTGTGTATGTTGTTACTGCTTTTGCAATTCCAATTTCTTGTGCGTATTCGTCAAGTATTTTTTGTTGTTCTTTTGTGTAACTTGTTTTGTTGCATTCAACAACTTGAATTTTGCAATAATTTTGAAATGTAATTTCTGCACCTTCTTTGATTGCATTTTTGTCTTTTTCTAAACTTGCATTTAGCTTTTTAAGTAATTTGTATTTTAGTGCAAATAGTTTTGCGTTTACTTTAGCCATTTTTATTCACCTCCTTTCAATTCGTTTTTCAATTCGTCAATGTCTAGTATGCCCATTTTTACGGGTATGTCGCTGAATTCATGTTTATAATTGTTTGCTTTGTCTATGAATGTTATTGTTTGCTTGTTTGAAAAATTATAGTTATATTTTACTTTGTAGTTTTTAGTTTTAAATACATATACTAGCCATAAGTAACTTAATAGTTCTCTTTGTGCAATGTCAAAGCCTGCATGTCTTACAATGTTGTTATTGTTATCATAAACTTTATAATTCATTTTAATCAACTCCTTTCATTCTACTATTTTTTATACTAACTTTTGTGGCAATAGCTTCTGCTATTTTTCTGTCGGCGTCATTGTCGATCAGCTCCTGTTCATTCATGTAATAATTAGCAATGAATTCATTATAGTTTTCAAGTATGTCTTTCATATTCATAAAAATCACTCCTTTTCTTTTTAAATATATTATTTATAATAATATATTTACTTCTTTTATTATAATCATTATAACATTTATAAACAATTTTATCAATACTTTTTTTAGGTAACTTTTTACAGGTACAAAAACCTGCAAAGCCTTGCCTAGTATATCTTTCAGGCTCCAATTTTTGCCGGGCGACCCACCAAACATATATCCAGTTCCAAATATTATGTAAACTAAATTGGGATTTCCCCCAACTGTTGTCGGAGGAAAAGACAACAAAGTTGTACTCCACTTGTAATTAAAAATAAAAAATAATATAATAGTAGCAAATGTGAACAAGTCGATGCGAAGCAGAGGCTTCCTCGAACAGTTAGAAAGGAGAAATCCTAATGATTAAAATAACTAAAAATATTAAAGACGAATATAATAACGGACATATACAAGATTTATTTTCAGAAGTAGACGCTGTTTTGCAAAAACGTCAGACTATTCAAGACAGATACCTTAGAGGAATCACCAGCACAGACGAAGCAACAGGTTCTACTGTTCAAGTTTTTTTCGAGAAATTTATTACTGATTTAGCTTCTGGCTATCTATCTGGAGAAATTGTATATAATGCAGAGATAGTAGATCAGTCTGAAGAACCAGCTTATCGTCTTCTACATCCCTCAAATACTTCTCCATTAGACCCAGACACAGCTGCACAGCTTAAGTTCATAATTACAACTCTCTCATCTAAGAACGATGACCCTCGTGTCTTGAAGCAATTATTCCATGACGCAGTCCTTTTCGGTTGTTGTTATGAAAGAGAGCTAGATTTAGCACCAACCCAAAACGATAGTATTGATGGCACGACCCCTCAATCATCTGACCCAAATTATACGTATTATCCACTAAGCGCCCTTAATACCGTAGCGATTTTCTCTACAGATATTAACGACATAAACCAACAGTTACCAGTTGCCCTTGTTACACGTTACACCTTAGACGCACGTAATTCTGAGGACAACCAAGAGCATACGTTATATTATTGTATTGAATGTAATCCGTATACTAATACTTATCAAACCAGCATTTATGACCAGACTACAGGAGAAGACGAGACAGGTAAATTTGGTAAGCTTGTAAATTTAAAGGAAGAAAAACCAGCCACCCACCAAGTCCCAACATTTTCAGTATTTGAACCAGACCCTTGTATCAGCATCATTGACCCAATAATCCCATTAGTTACGTCATACGAGCAGATAATGAATAATTTGAATAATATGTATCAGTATAATGACACAGACGCTAAACTAAAAATTTCTGGTTATAGACCAGAGAACCCACTAACAATACCTAATCCAGAGTTCGACCCAACAGCTCCTGTATCAGCTTCTAACCCAGAGGTCATATCAAACCCAGCCAGAGAAATTGAGGATGCTCATCTTCAGAATTCTAAAACATTTTTCGTACAAGAAGGTGGAGACGTCTCTTGGCTACTAAAAGAAATACACGCAGAAGACGCTACAAAATATTTGAAATACTACGTAGACAGTATATTCCAGATTTCTGGTATACCTAATACCTCTGATGCAGCGTTTAATTCAGGAGATATGAACGCAAGTGCTATAGATAGAAAATTTTATACTATGGCACTAATGCTAGACGACGTAAAACAAGGAGTACAGGTCCTAATAAAACATAGATGGGCCAACTTCTTCCAGAGAATAAATATGGTGTCAAATACATATTACAATATCGACGACATAACCATAAGCATCGGCTCAAATCTACCAAGTATGACAGACGAAAACATAAACCAACAATTAGCTCTAAACGGTATAATCTCACAAAAGACCTTGTTATCTAATCTTGGATACGACTACGCTACAGAGAAGAAGAATAAAGAAGAAGAAACAGAGATACCTTGGGACACAATTTCAGCTGATACTCAATTCGTGTCACCAAACGACGTTGATAAGGTCGGTGAGACCACTCAAACAAAAAATACTACAGAGAACACTTTCGCTGAACAGACTAATAATCAAATCGCTAACAAAACTAAACAACCAAATCCAGTCCCAGATAGGACTAAAAATATAAAAAATATTCAGACAAGAGAGGGTAGACCTAATAAGTAAGAATAGTAAATTACTATCCAATCGTTATTACTGGGGGCGACCTGCTTAGCCCCCTTAATATAAATAAAATATAAAAAATAATAGGAGGATTAAATCATGAATGAAGATGATCAAACAACAAACCAAGGCGTTGTAGATATGGTGAACAACGCAGAGCAAAACAATGCTCAAAATAATACAACTAACACCATTTCAAAACCTACACCTAGTGAGACACAAAACTTAGACGTATTACTACAGGACCCAAAACTACAAGCAGAATTTGATAAAAAATTAGAAAAGGCTATAAATACTGCCCTTACTAAAAAAGAGCAAGAGTATTCTAAGAGAGAAAGCGCATTACAAGCCACAATCTCAACAGAAAAAGAAAAAATGAGACAAAATATCTTAGAAGAAATGGAGCAAAAGAAAAAAGAGGCTGAAGAAATGGCTAAAATGACAGTAGAAGAAAGATATAAAAAACAAATAGATAACCAAGAATTGAAAATTGCTGAGTACGAAAAAGAGTTATCTCTTATAAGACGTAGAGACAAAATAGCAAATTTAGTAGCAGAAAAAGGTTATGACCCACGTCTACTACAACTTCTTCGTGCAGAAGACGTAAGTACAGACGAAGAAATTGAAGACTATGTAGATAAAAGAAATCAAATCTTCTTAGAAGCTACAAATGCTAGAGTACAAACACTATTAAAAGACCATCCAGACGTACTATTAGGCGACAGCAAAAAGAAAAAATCAGAACCAGAGTTTAATTTTAATTTCACAAGTAAAAAATAAAGGAGGTAAAAAAGACCGTGGAGAAAGATATAAGAATTAAATGCCAAGATTGTGGTAATGAATTCATATTTTCTGCCTCAGAACAGAAATTTTATGAAGAAAAAGGTTTTATACCACCAAAAAGGTGTAGACTATGCAGACAAAATAGAAAAAATAAATATGAGAGGAGGAGATTCTAATGGCTACAAAGAAAAATACTAAAAAAGTCAAAGAACCAGAGGTAATTGAGGAAAAAATACCTCAAGAAGTAGAAAATATTCAAGAAGAACCGGTAGTTGAACCAGAAAAAATTGAAGAAAAACCAAAAAAATCTAAATTTAGCATAGGTGATATAGTTTATATTAAAAAAGATGCAGAAGCAGACTTAAACGGCTTTAAATTATTCCCACAATATAAAAAATATACATACACTGTAGAGGCCTACGACGAAAAATTAGGCGTTTATTCTTTAAGAAGATTAAACTTATCACTTCGCTTACCAGAAGACCTTATTTTGGCTCCTGAGGAGCGTGCGCATGACTCATTAAATAGAAAACAATTTTAATAGGAGGTAAAAATTATGAATGAATTTGTTAGTATTGAAATTTTAGGCACATTAGCAGGTTGCTCAATAATAATTACATTACTTACACAAGTCTTCAAGAGATATTTACCAGAAAAAATTGACACTAAATGGTTAGCATTGGTATTTTCTATCATAATTGGTACACTTCGTATCTTCTATGTAGGACAATTCGACTTTGACGGTATTGTATCAGGTATATTTAATGTATTTGTATTACTTGCTGCTTCAATAGGTATATATGAAATAGGTCATTCTACAGGAGAAGAAATAAAAACTATGATAGGAGGGGCTATAGATGGTAAAAACTAAGAAACCAAATAATGAACAACAAGGAGGAGCAGAACAAAAAAGAGATTACGGAGAGGAGGAAAAGGACAATGGCTAAACGTGGAATAGATATATCTGCCCATCAAGGTAATATTGACCTAAGGGCTTTGAAAAGCCAGATTGATTTTGTGATAATCCGTGTAGGATATGGTACAAAAGGTACTTTGGATACAAAATTCAAAAGAAATGCTGATTTATGTGAAGAATTAGGAATTCCTTATGGCTTTTATTGGTATTCATACGCACTAGATGCGAATGGAGCCGTAGCAGAGGCTAACCATTTCTTGAATGCTATTGCCCCATATAAACCAACTTATGGTTGCTGGTTTGATATGGAAGACGCAGATGGTTATAAAAAGAGAAATGGTATGCCTTCAGATGCTATTTTACAAGATATGTGTTATAAGTTTTGTGAAAAGGTTGAAGACGCAGGCTACTATTCTGGAATATATGCTTCTTTATCTTGGTTTAATAATCAATTATCAGGAAGTACGTTAAAAAGATTTGACAAATGGGTGGCACAATGGCCTACATCTGGAGGAAAACAAAGAGGTTTAGATGTGAATCCAGATTCTCGCAGTGACTGGTCTCTATGGCAGTTCACTTCTGATGGAAAGTTTTCTGGATATTCAGGAAGACTAGATACAAATTACGCATATAAAACTTTTGGCAATCCTAAAGATACAAATACTCCAAAACCAGAGCCTAAACCAACAGCTCCAGTAGGTAGTACATTAGACTTAGCTGTATACACAATGCAAGGAAAATTTGGTGATGGTGATACAAGAAAGGAAAAATTAGGAGAAAGATATACAGAAGTCCAAGATTTCATAAACCATATATATTCCGCTTCTGTAGATACTTTAGCAAAAGAAGTTATGGCTAAAAAATATGGTGACGGAGAAGTAAGAAAAATAGTTTTAGGTTCACGTTATAAAGAAGTACAAGATAAAGTAAACGACTTGTACAAAGCTAGCGCACCAGCTTTAAAAAGATGGGATACAGTTAAATTTACAGGTACAAAAAGCTACTCTGGTATAAAACTAGCAGACTGGGTACACAATGGTATATTTAATGTAATCGAAGTGTCAGGAGACAGAGTAGTAATAGGTAAGGGCATGTCCGTTACGGCGGCTGTCAATATAAGAGACTGCAAGAAAATGTAGTCTAAAAGGCGGGATACTCCGCCTTTAATATTATTAAGCAAACTAAACCATTGGAGGAATAAATATGAAATTAAAATGGCAATGGTTTTTAGGAGGACAAATTATGTTTTGGATAGCCACTATACTCCTAGTTGTGTATGTATTTGCCTATGTAGTTACTTATATAATAGACCCAACAACGAGTATGTATATGAAAGTACAAAGCGTAGATGAGACTTCTATTAAAGAAATGTCAGAACAATACGTAGATAGTCTAGGAATAACTATAGACAAACCAATCGTCTATCGATTTGTAAGATTTCAAAATGAAGACCATTTCAAACATCACAAATCTGGTGTAGCAACGGTTTTATTAGGCACGTTTCACGAGTGGAATGACACATACTATATAGATATATCTATTAACTTATATAGAATGAATATGCTGTATGAAATAGTGAAACATGAAACTAGACACATGATAGTCCAAGAATTAAAACATAAGCATATAATTGATCTTACAGAATATACTGAGGAAATCGCCCAAGAAAAAAATGAATATTATAATAAAATATTTGATAATAGTATAAATTTATTGAAAGAGGAACAAAATAATGGGGAATGAGTTAGTAAAAGATAAGAGTGTGAGAATTTTGCTAGACCGTAGAGCAGAAATTCTTGATCAAATCAATAAATTGCAGGCAGAATATTCTGCAATCGAAGACTTAATTATGCGTGATTATAGACATAGACAAGAAAAAAAGAAGGGAGAAGAAAGATAATGGTTAAATTTGAAAAAGTGTCTCGTATAGAAGATGTAAAATTACCAGAAAGAGCAACTGAGAATAGTGCGGGTTATGATTTTTTTGCTCCAGAAACTATAACTTTACCAGCAAAGCAATTAACAAGAGTTATGACAGGTGTTAAATGTGAATTAAGACCATATATGGTGTTAATATTATCAAATCGTTCATCTAATCCAAGTAAAAAAGGGTTATTTTTAGCAAATGGCGTGGGTATAGTAGACGCAGATTACTATAATAATCCAGATAATGAAGGAGAAATAGGATTTGAATTTTATAATTTTAAAGATGAAGATATAATTTTAGAAAAAAATGATAAAATAGGTCAAGGAATTATAACAACTTATGTACGCACAGAAAACGATAACGCTTCTGGCTCTAGGGTCGGAGGGTTTGGAAGTACAGACAACAAGTAAGTTGTACTCCAGTTGAACTATTAAAAAAACTATAATATACTATTATTAAAATAAGGTCACAATCGACTGATAATAATAGCACAAGCAGATTGTCCTTATGCAATCTGCTTTTTATATAAAGAAGGAGGCGGCTGTATGTTTGCAACAGATATAACATTTGATAAAATAGTAGAGAAAACCAAACGTATGCTAGGAAAAAATTACAGAGGCGATGTAGAAGTAGTGCCTGTTCTTTCTTCACCTTCTCCAATAGAAGGACATACGGATTCTTTCTTGACTATATCTAACGGTGGCTTCACAAACGACGAAGTCGCTTTAATAAAAGACAAAACTAAAGATTATGCGTGGTGGGTAGCAAATCATGGCTATATAGTAGATAGTACGCAAAAAGAAATCCCAGCGTTGTTCATATATGGTTCAGAAATAGGAAGTGTAGATCCAATAGTATTGAATTTTACTGGATTAACTGAAAATAATTTTTATCTTCCAATCGAAAGAACGGATATGACAGGTGAGGTGAATAGTGCCTCAAACCACTTATACGTTCAGTTTGTATTGGATGGTGAAAGGCAAGAATATGAAATAGAAAGAAACGGTACTGGTGGAGGAGTAATAGATATAGACGGTGTGACATATAAGATATATGCTGGACGTTTATATCCAGAAGATAAAATAGTTGAAGATGGAAACGTATTATATCCTATTCAGTTAATTTCTAATATGGATTATTATTATATTCCAACGGGAGGAATCGCTGAAAATTTAGATGGCTCACATGACGCTGAGCCAGTAGAGAGAAGTAATTTAGAAATACTAGAAGACGTATGTGAAATGGTTTGTCATGAAGCGGCACAATGGACAAATAGACATTTAGGAACAAGTCTATTAAATGATTGCTGGCCTGTAATTGTTAAATGTTCGTGTATTGCATATTTAAACAGAGGAGCAGAAGGACTTGGTTCACAGTCTGAACTTGGTCAGCAGAATGTTTATAACGACTGGGTTAAACTAATGCACCAACAAATAACAAACAGAAGATATGTAATATAGGAGGAGTGCTTATGGAGAGGCTTATACAAAAATACGCACAGGAATTTGATATAGTCATGATAATAATAATATTGCTCCAACTAATTGACGCAGTTTATATCACACTTACTGAGTGTATTCATTGTGATGCAATAGTTTCAGTTGTATTGTCAGTTATAAATATTATACTATTATCAAGTAGTCTAGCTTGTAACAAAAAACAACAATTCATTGAATGGAAGGTGAATGCAAAAATGTTACGCTACACGATTGGTCTATTTATCCTTTTTCATATAATTGTGTGTATAAGTAGAGGTTTTAATATGCTAGAAATGGGTGCGCATTTAATGAATCTTCTTGCAGTAGAAACTGTTTTAACTTATAGAATAGATAGTATACAACATTTAGAAGACCTTGCAGATCAGTATGCTAGGGAAAGAGGAGGTAAATAGGAATGCCAAGTGTGGATATAGCAAACATAATAACAGTGATAGTTGCGTTATTTGGCGGTGGTGTCGTAGGTGTTGTTATAAAAGCACTTACAGAAAAGAAAAAGCTTAACGCGGAAGCTAATAATACTAATATCAAAAGTTTACTAGAGATAGACCAAAGAATGAATGAAAGAATGGCTAAGCTTGAAGAACGAATGGCTAATCTTGAACAAGAGAATTATAAATTAAGATCTGAAAAGTTAGATCTAGAAAAAGAAGTACATAGGCTAAATTTACTAATAAAACAATTACGCGAAGAAAATGCAGAACTTCGCGAAGAAAATAGATTACTTAAAGAACAAATAGAATTATTAAAGAAAGGAGATAACTAATATGTCAGAAATAGATAAAGCAGTATTTGATAGTAAACAAGCACTACCAAACAAATTATTGCAATCAGATGGGAGTGTAACAGATTTAGCTGGAAATGCAGTAATAGGAGCTATACCTGTTTATGAAGGCAAGTCAGCATTACCAAATAAATGGTTAAATCCAGACGGTACTTATTCTACACTTGCTGAAATTGTAGCAAGTATGATCGATAATGAGTTGTTCATAGTAGTAGACGAATTACCAGCTAGTGGTGAAACTAATAAAATTTATTTATTAGTACAAGACGATAATAAAGTAATTGAATACATTTGGACTAATAATAAATGGAATCCAGTAGGTATGGTTGAATTTGATTTGAACAATTATTATACTAAAGACCAAGTTACACAACTAATCTCTACTGCATTACAATCAGCTAAAGATTATGCAGATGGAAAAGCAAATAGTGCAGAAACAAATGCAAAAGCTTATGCTGACACGGTGGCAGAAAGCGCTGAAACAAGTGCAAAAGGTTACGCAGATACTAAAGCTGGCGCAGCAGAAACCGCAGCGAAAGCTTATGCAGATAATGTTGGAAGTAGTGCTGTCAGCTCAGCTAACGGTTATACTGATACTCAAATACAGCAAAAAATAACTCAAGTGTTAGGAGGTAGTTACTAATGGCAAGAGTGAACAATTTGACTAATTTTTTAACAGACGTGGCTACTGCCATTAAGACCAAAAAAGGTAGTAGCACAGCGATACCTGCGGCTAATTTTGACACAGAAATACTTGCACTACCAAGCCAAGGTGTATATCAAACAAAAGAAATGAATATCACTACAAATGGTAATTACGAAATAACACCAGACGAAAATTATGACGCTATGGATAAATTAAGATTAAGTATAGACGTACCAACAGGTGGTGGAGGAATACAAGAGTTTTCTTCTAAACAAGCTATGGAAGAAGCAGGATTAGAAGACGAAGATAAAGCTATTGTATATAATTCTACTGATAAATTAGTTGGATATTATGAAATGCAAGAACAATCACAATTACTTTTTCCAAAAGTAACCGATTGTACTATCAATGATTCTGCTAATACAATAGTGTATGATTATACCAATGCAACTGGTATTTTAAACACAAGTACATTACTTACCGATTTAGTAGCACTTATGAATGAAATGGGTGCGGTTAGTAGTGGTGGTTGGATGAATATGGGACAAATGACTGTATTACCAATAAATGGTGACTTATATGGATTTCTTATTTACAGAACAGCTAGTGGTTCGCAATATCATAATAATGGTCCTACCGTAGTATATAAAAATAATAAAATGTATTTTGGTTATAATACAAATAATACTAACATTTCTTTACATAAATACAAATTAGATTTAGATAATATGACATATCAAGACGTAGGTACTATTTCTGTTTTGTCTTCTGTTTCTTATGCTACTGATAATACTCAATATATTTTTGATTTAGAATTAACTTATTTACCTTGGGTGATATATACTACGTCTAGGCAAGGTCAAGCAACTAACAGAATCAATACTATTGGTATAGTAAAAGCAGTAAGTTCTGGAGCAAGTACAACTACATCTTACACTATTACAGCTGGAACAAACATACAAAACAGAACGGTGCCTGTTTTATTGGATATTGGATTAAAAGAAGGATCAAAAGACGCTAATGCTACAGCGAATGACATACTTGCCGGCAAATCTGGATATGTAAATGGTGTTAAAATTCTTGGAACTCGTGGTGGAGGAACAATTAGACAATATGATAGTCTGGAAGATTTAGAAGAAGATACTGAAATACAAGATGGGGAATTAGCTCTGGTTTATAAACAAGAATTTATTCCTTTTGTAGATTATTCTAGTGAATCTTATCAAAATGGTAAAGTAAAAATGTTGCAAAATGTAGTATTTGATACAGCTATTTCGTCTAGTTCGTCTTTACGATTTAACACCAGAATTGATAATAACTACGTTAATTATTATTTACAATTAACTGCAAGTGGAGCAACATTAAAGTATAGACCACCAAGTAGTAGGAGGGACGTTACTTTGGTGACATGGACAACATCTGACGGTTTAACTTATGTTGCAGATCAATCCGATATGGTGATTGATAACATTTATGAACTATATGCATCTGGCTCGTCTTATACAAATATAAAGCATTTTATTGAAGTATGGAACTGCACTTTTACGGGTATATACGAACATACTTCTTCTGGTAATGTTATAGCAAAAACACAATTAACCATAGATAATGCTAATGATTTGTATAATGGAGAGATTGGTTATGGTAAAAATGGAGTAGTTATAGGTGACGGTAGTATTATGCAAAGATTTTCCACATCAGAATTAGATGATTTGTATATGAGTAGTTCTTACAAAAAATCCAACAAAACATCTCTTATGGGTAATGTTCCTGCTGCAACAAATAACGTTGAATTACAGTATTATGGATTTACGAATACTGCATTACCTGATTTAGACAATTCATATCATATGGTAATAGATTATATTATGGCAGAGTTTCCAGATAAGGTTTTGTCTGAAAGTAAAATTGATCCAGTATGGTATAGATGGATAGGTGACAAATTATACCTTGGTTCGTATGAATATATTTACGATGATACTACAACGACATACACTAATATAACACTTCATGTTTCTATATATGATAGTGTGCTTAATCAGTTTAATGATTATATTATAAACTTACCTTCAATGGAAGGTAGAAGTATGAGTTTAATTATTTATTATATAGACCCAACTTCAAACCAAGTTTGGTTAATACAACATCCTTACGCAAGTGATTATACAACTATACTTGACTACAC